GGGCTTTAAGGTCAGCGGAGGAATTGATAGACAAGTAGCCACCGACAGATTTGAGATTAGGGGCTTTAAGGTCAGCGGAGGAATAGATAAACAAGTCGCCAGTAATCTCTTCCAAATCAGAATAGTCTGTTGTATCTCCTTGTTTAATTTCTAAATTACCTTTTATTATTTTCATTTTAGTCAATTATTTTTTTGAGTTCTTTATTTACGACCTCTACACCTCGTCTAACACGATAGATACCATCAGGAAGTTCAGTTTGTTTTAATTCGCCTACTTTTTTATCTCCGTGTTCAAGATGTTTTAAGATTGTATCTTTAGCCACAAAATATCCAAATATATTTTCGTTCTCTACTTTAGGATAAAATTCGCCCTTATTAAAAGTATGGGGGTGTCCGTGAGAACCTTTTAAAAACTCTTTATCCTTGGACTTAGTTAGTCTGGTTGGTAAACTTTCTATTACTTCAAATAAAATTTCTCCGTGCCTATATCCATTTATCATATTTTTTGGTTAAACTTATAATCTAAACAATGTATCACACTTAGCGAGCGAACGCAAGCGAGTTTATCCCCAACCCCCCTTCTAAAGTCTATCGCTAAAAAAGTTATTTATTTGCTTCATAAAATGCTTGGGCGAATTTTGCCGGTGTGATACTTCGTCTTGTTTGTCGGTCAAACTTTCCAAATGCTTCGGGGTGTATGTCTTTACTTTTAAGATAATCAAACTTAACTCCGAGCGTGTGAAGTGTGCTGTTAGTTTTTGCTTTGTCTTTGGCTTCTTTAGTCATAGGCACTGGAGATTTTTTAGGCTCGTTAAAATGTCCCCATAGAGCCGTTCTTTTTTGATACGCTTCGCCAAACTCCCACGGGTCAAATGTAAATGCTGGTGTGGATAGAAACTTTTTAAGAAATCCGTGATATGGATTTTCCAACGCCCAGAATTGCAAAGGCAAAGTTTTCTTTATGGTATCTTGTTTCACTTCCATACACGACCAAATTATATCTAGGCACATTCTCACACAAGCCATTCCCTCTTTTAAGTCCCTCGGTGTCTTTGCATTAGTCCGTGCAAATGAAAACATAGTGCAAGGTGGCGCGGCTAGAATACCGTAGATAGCAGACTTCATTATCATCAGTCCTTTCTCGCCAGTAATTTTATCTTTGCCGACAAAAGTAATATCATCCTTTCCAATTATGGTTTTCAAAATATCACACTCTGGCAGAGTAATGGTATGCACTTTATACCCCGCATCTTTATACGGCTTCGCCCAACTTCCAGTTCCTCCGCATAAATCTAAAATTATTTTTGTTTCTTTCATCTATGTTATATCTTTGAAAACTAATAATCTATTCTTTTAGTTATCAAATTCTTTTTACAAGTTCTAATAATAGTTCTTTAGTCTTGGGTTCTGCGAAATCTAGTTTGTTTCCTTTAAAAGCATTGCAAGAACGACACATTATTCGGTAATTTCCTTCTAGTATTTCTTTTTCAACATCCATACCGAACATTCTAAGTATATCTTTCGGGATTATGTGGTCTAAATTAAGATTTTCTGTCCGCCAACACTTAGCACACTTGCCCTGTTCTTTTTTTAAATCTTCAAAAATCGCCCTTTCCAAAACTTCTCTATGAGTTTTTGTTAGAGTGTCTGTTTTATACCTTTCTTTTAGTTCTTTTTTTATTTCTAAGTATTTACTCATTCTTTTAGTTATTGTTAATAAAATCTTTTGGGTCTATTCTCTTTCCATTTTTAAGAACTGCCGAGCCATAAAGAAACATATCCATTTCCATTTTTTCCACTTCTTCTTTCATTCCGTGTTCCCATTCGTAGTTGATTAACAAATTCGCCACTTTCATTACCTTTCTATCTTTCCACCACTTAATAGGGTGTTTCCAAAAAGAGTAGTTTCGGGTTATTTTAATTTCATTTTGCTTCTCGTCTTTCATATATTTACTTTGTTATCTAAAACTTCTTAACTTGTAAGATTTCATTTATTTGGTGCATTATGATTTCTTAAAAATAATTGTCATACAAGGAAAAGAAGCTGGTTGATTATCTATTATTTTATTTTGTTTTTTACTAAATCCCTTAAATTTTAGCCGACCTTTTATAAATCTTATTTCTGCTTTTCCTAAAATATAATCGTGAAAATAATTTGTGTCTGTTCGCACGGGCATTAACATTACTACAATTTTCCCTTTCAAACTTTCCTCGTGAGATTTTTTAACCCATTTTCCGATTTCTCTACCATAGGGCGGATTTACAAATGTTCTCGTTCCCCATTCCTTTATAAGACCATTTTCTTTTGAATTTAGAGGACAAGGGTCAAAATTAAAATTAAATTCCTTGTTTAATTTTTCATAATAAGTTTTTGGGGTTGCCCAATTATTATGATTTGAAATTTTTATCTTCATAAATGTTGCCAATAATTTTTAATCGTTCTAAATCTCCCATACTTTTAACTACATTTGGTTGATGACATTCTCCATAATCTTTTAATCTAAAACTTGCAGTATTTTTACTCCATACAACTATAAGTTTATGTTTTTTACATCCATCAAATTTATAAATGCAATCAAAAATATCTCCTTCAAAAATATCTTTTTCATTTTCATCTTTTAAACCTGTATATTGCATCCACAAAAGAGTAGAACCTCTAAAAATAGAATTTATATCAAGATTTGGAGGATTAACATAAACTGGAGCATAGTCCATTTTTTCTCTTTCTTTATCCCACGCTCTAAATTTTATTTCTCTATTCATAAAATTATACGCAAAAATCCCACACCAATGAGCTTTGACGGAACATTAGTGCGGGGTTTATATTTATAATAGCGTCAAAGCTTTTATTCATAGTTAGAGTGTAGCAAAGTTTTCCACAGAAGTCAAGCTTGACACTATTCTTGTATTTGCTATACTCTTGGTATGTTCAATCAAAGTCAAAAAACTGAATATGTGCAAGTCGCCGTAAATAGTTTTTTGATTGAACATCAAACATTAAGCCGTTTCTCGTAAGAGAGGCGGTTTTTTGCATTTACACGAGGGGGGAAGTTAGGAGAGCGTGTCTAAAGTAAGTCCTAACGGCGTCTGGCTCCAAAGAAAACAAGGAGGATTCGCTTTTTCTTTTCAACATTTGCTTTCTTAAAAGCTATGGGGGAAAGGGGGAGCGTCTCCACCAAAGAAAACAATAATACAATGAAAGTAAATCAATTAAAAAATCAATTCGGAGCAAGAAATAAGAGATTAAGAAGAAAAGGAATAAATTATTTGGAGTTTTTGAAATCTAAAATTTGGGCGGACACAAAAATTTATTTAAGAAAATTTGAAGAATACAAAAAATGCAAAATCTGTTCTTCTAATAAAAATCTAAATATGCACCATACAAGTTATGTTGATATTTTCAAACCGAGTTTAAAGAAAAGAAAAAGACATATAGTCGCTCTATGTGAAAAATGCCACCACAAAGTTCACGAAGTTGCCCAAGCGAATAATCTAGGACTTAATCAATCAATAAAATGGATATTAAGGAAATCATTGAAAACTATAAAATAAAAAATAAGTCCGATACACCTGTTAGTGAACGAGCAGATATTGTAAAAAAATTCGTGGATAAATTAAACACTTCTAGGAAAAAAAATGGATTTAAAGAATTACCTGCAAGATTTTATGCTGTGAAAATGGCACAAAGTGGTTTAAAAAGTAATTTTGACTTATATTGGTTTTATAAATACTGCGATGAAACTAAAAATTTTGACAAAACTTGGTGGTGGTCGCTAAAAGCTAAATAACTTCCCCCCTCTCCCTCTATACAGAGAAGATGTGGTAGAAAATGTGGTATTGACTTATGTTTTAGTGTGGTACATACTTTACCTATGGAAACTCCATATAGATGTAGTATTTGTAAAGGTTTTTTTAATCGTAATGAGGTTTTGAAATATAATAAAAATAAGTATGGAGTGCAATACTACCATTGCCAAGAATGTAATGCTGAAAGGTGTAAAAAATACAGGCATACTAAAAAAGGAAACGAGATATTTAATAGAGGTGCTAAAAAGACACAGAAGAAACATTATTATAAACAAAATGCAAGAGTCAAAATGCGACTTGCCTTACTAGCTGGTAAAATTATTAAACCGAATAAGTGTGAAAAATGTGAGCAAATTAAAATAGTAGAAGGGCATCACTTTGATTATGAAAAACCATTAGAGGTAGTGTGGGTTTGTAGAAAGTGTCATAGTTTAATTCATAGAAGTTTGGTAGAATAAAGAGAAATGAAATGGCGATTTTACTATTTTAGGGTATTGCATTACTTTCAAAGATTAGTTCGGTATAAAACTTTTTGCTTTGCCGAAAAAGAAAGAATATACAACAACCAACGACAAAAAAGAAAGCGGGCAAGAAATAAAACAAGATTTATAAAAGAAAAGGGCGAATGTGCAAGATGTCATAAAAAAGAAAATCTAACTATTGACCATATTATTCCAAGAAGCAAAGGCGGTGCAAGGTATGATAAAAGAAATTGGCAGGTGCTTTGTAATAAATGTAATCAATGGAAAAAGGACTACGAAATAAAACACTTAAAGGGATTTAGAAAAGTTTAACCCCCCCATACTCCCCTGTTAATGGAGTTTATCCACACTTCCTATTGACTATTGATTATCAGTGGTATATACTTATTTAATGGCTAGGGTAATAATTTTAGTATTTATTGTTATAGCAGTTATTGGGTTTTTCTTAAACTTACCGACTTCAATTCCGATTTTAATTACCGATTTTATCATTTTTATTTTTTTTGTATGGGCTTTAATATATTACAATGAATGAAAACGGAAAAATGGAAATAAATAAAATAATTTGTTGGTTATTTGGACATAAATGGAATTTTGGGACAGAAGACAAATTATGTATGAGATGTAATTTATATTTTAGGAAAAGATGTTTAATAAAATAAAAAAACATATAATCTATATTGGTAAATGTTTGAATTGCAAGAAAGAGATGAATTATTGGGGTTGCACGAAAGAAGAATGCAGTCAAGTAGATTTTTTACCAGATTCTAAGACGGTGAAGGAGGGCATCGTTGAAAAAAGGACAAACAATTTATATATAAACGACATAAAATAAATTAACAAAACTTTTTAAAATTAAAAATTAACTTAAATAGTATGGAAACAAAACAAGATTATTATAATGTTTTTAATGTTAAGGAAGTTCTTGAAACACTATTAGAAAATAAAACAATTATAAAGGCAACAAAGTTTGTGTTGCCGAATTTTATAGTTCGTGGTGTTAAAACAACCTATGGTGGAAAAATAAAACAAGGAAACACGGAAATAACTTTAACCATAGGAAAACCTAATTTTGCCGAGCGAGAATATATTAAGAAAAATAAAACACAAAAATTCCCCTACGATTATCTTCTAACAAAATCACTAAACCCAAAGAAAACTAAACTCAAAAGAAACCAATAGGTATGACAAATACTGAATACCTAGCTTCTTTACTTAAAAGTAGTTAATAAATAAAATGAAGAAGATAAAATATATAAAACTTAAAAGAAAATTAAAAGAAGTAGATATGGTTATTTCTTTACAGGATTGGATTTTAAAGAACACAAATACTAGTTTAGTAAGTTTGGGATTAAATCGCCACTGCCGAACTTTTATAAAAGGATTAAAAGAAATTCCACTAAGTGAAGAATTACAATAGTAAAGAATAAACTAGATAACAAATGATTATGACTTACCTAGAATTATTTAACTTAGCGAGCAAACAATTTCTAACAAAAGAAATAACTACAAAAGAGTTTATAGAAATTGTTAAATTAATAGCTAAAAAGATTAAAAAAGATAACAAATGATTATATGAAGTATAAATTAGACGAAATAGAAGAAGAATTAGATGATTAAAAGTAGTTAATAATATGTTATGAAAGAAATAACAAAATTAGCAAAAGAGTTTTTAGGAGAAAGATGTATGCACCCATACCATCCTGCTGAAAAATGCCCCAATGAGTCGGAAGAAGCAAGAGAATTAGTAAAAAAGTTTACAAGATTTCTTAATAGAAAATTAAAAAATAATAAATAATATGTTATGAAAGAAGAAAAACACGTAATAATAAAATGGAGAGATGCTTCTGGCTTGAGAAATGGAGATGAACCGAGCGAGTGGTTTTATCTTGAGTCAGCAATTAAAAGAGCCAAAGAATTATGGGAAGAAATATGCGAAACTTCTGGCTGGATAATTTACGAAAATAAAGAATTTATTGTAATAGCAACAACAAAATCTTCGGGATTATATTCGGATATAACAATGATACCTAAAACTTTAATTAAAAAGATTATTCGCTAACCCTATGTTATGATTAAGAAATGGAGGTAAATATATGAAAAATACAGCAAATAATGTAATCTATACAATAATGCCGAGTTGCCCCGCTAGGTGTAGTTCTACTATTGGTTGCGTAAGTTGTAATCCAAGTCTTAGAAGAATACCTTCTAAACATAGCAGATTACAAATTAAAAGTCAAACGAAAAATAACTAGGGAGGGTGGACATAAGCCACTGCCTAGTTATTTACTTCCTAGGAAGATTTTTCTAATCGGAGTTTGGTTTTGAAGTTGCGGGGAAGAAGGGAAAGTCCCAACATATCCCGCTCAAAGTTACGAACCATCCAAACTTCGCAGTTCGGACAGAAGTCGTAAGCGACAGGGAAGTAGGGATTGGTGTTCAACAACACTTCCGCAAACTTTTTGCGGTGGATGTAGCACACAAGGTTCGTTGTTTGTCCCTTCATCACCGCCTCCGTAGGAACTTGCGCAACTGCCTCCGATACCACCAGACCCTTACCCAACGGATAGGGAACTTCATCAGCACCTCCAGGAACTTGTTTACTTTATTATAACATTAGAAAATAAAAAAAACCCCTATTAAGAGGTCTTTTCCGGTGAGCCACAGATTTTCCCGATTACTCGGCTCCGCAACTTCCTAATAATATACTAGCACACAATTCTTATTTTGTAAATGTGAATTTGGCTAGAGTATTAACTATTTAATTCCGGTATTTAAGAATTTAGAAATTTCTCCTAAAATTAATCCAAACACACCTGTAATCCATGTCGGGAGTCCTAAACCGGTTAAACCTTCTACGACAACCGTAATCACTGTTGCTAACCCCATCATTACTGCCCGCCAAACAAGTGATTTTATTCTCTTTTTTAATTGTGAATCCATTTTATTATTTTCATTATTTAATAAAATGTTGTCAGACGCGACCTCGTCTGTAATGTCAAAATCTTCGGGCATAGTAAATTTATATAATGGTCTCATAAATTTTCTACTAATTTTTTTAACTCCTCTATTATTTTTAATAATATATCTTTCGTGGAAATTGGCAATGGGGGTTGTATCATAGCGACAATTTTTTCCATAATAGAATGATTAGGACTGGGACAATTAATGCGATTCATTTCATCTATCTCAAAATGACCCAAAATATGCTCCCTATCTCTTGGAATGACCCATTTGTCGCATAAGTGGGTTAAAAGCTCACCTAGAGCATTTAACTGCGTCTGGGGGGCTTTGGCGAGGTCGGTTCCTTCGTTTTCTATGCTTAAAGTGTAGAGATTTGGATTTATGTTCGGTTTGTAAAGTTTGAAAGTGGGATTATTTACTTTGCCATTTGCCCACGCTTTTTTTTCGTCTTCCACATATTGTAAAATAGTTCCATCTTTGCCCACTGCATAGTGAGCCGAAGCGAAAGAACTTGGAGTATTGAACCATGAAGTCATTGAAGCCAAAGTTCCTGTGCTGATATGCACCACAATAATTTCTGGTTTGTGTCCTTCTCGTTCGCTCCAGTTTGAACAGATTTGTTTTTTTATATTCATTTAGACAATGTTCCTTTAATTTCTCCTAATAATTCAATTTGTCTTAAATTGCCATTATTTATCGCTTCCACTATCTTACCATTTCCATCATTGATTGCCTTCTCTAAACTATGAAGATGATTGTCATTCATTTTCTGCAACTCTCCCAAAATGGCGGAAGTCAAACCATTGCCATTTCCTTCCTTTTTGGTTTTTAGATAGGCGAAAAACTCTTTTACAGCGAAAAGAAATATGACTGCGACCGCTCCTAGTTGTAAGTAATTTTCCATACTATTCTTTTTCTTTCAAAAGTAGTTTTTTGATAAGTTGAATATCAGTTTTTATTTCTGAAATTTCGTTTTTTAACTCATTTTTTTCCTTGTTAGTATCTTCCCCCATTTTTGGCGTTTCCTCTTGTTCTGGGGTAGTTTCAGGCTCTACAGGGGATTCTGTAGGCTGTTCTTCTAGTTGTTCCATTTGAGGCATCATCTGCTCTTGAAGTTGGGTGGCGAAAGATAATGCCGCGGCTGATTGGTCTGCTGACTGTGGATTATTTGGTTGTGTTTCGTTTGGGTTCATGGTATAATATGTTCATGATATATTTATTTATAATACTTTACATTTGGTTTGTTTTTCATTCTATTGACTTGGCTTTCCGCGAATAAATCCTTCGGTTATTTCTTTTCCTTGAATAGCGTTTTCTATAATCTTCCTGTCTTGGGGTGTAATTTTATTTCCTGCTAATTGTAGCAGTTTGCCAAATTGAACTCTTAATTCTGGTTTTAATATTAATTTTCCTCCTTTATACATTAGAAAAGATAAGGCGGTTGCGGTGGCAACACCTCCAGCGAAAGGATTCAACAAAGATATTGCACCAATTCCAAATATACCAGTGGCGGCGGCTATATTTCTTACAACTTCGTTTCTTATTCCCACAGCATCTCCTGCTCTTTGAAAGGCACGCCCAATGGCTGTATCGGCTTCTCTAGCAGCTTTTGGAGCTAAATTATCTAAAGTATTATATAAGGCAGTTTGTTTTTCTAAAGATTTTATAACAGCTACATCAGGAACTTTAGATGCCAAGAAAGTATTACCCCCCTGTCTTATTCCCCGCAAAGCAATAGATACGGCACTTTCAGTTTTAGGGTCAAAGATATTCGGACCTTTTTGGGATTCCATCCAAGCATCCAGTTTCTTTCTTGCCGAGAGCAAACCTCTCGGAGTATGTCCTTCTTCTTTGACAAGTGAAGAAAATTTATCAAGTATTTTAGAAGCTGTTTTCTCCGCATCTCCTACCAAAAGTGGATTATCGGCAAGTTCTTTTTTAACTGAATTCATATAACTATTGAATTCATTGGGAGTGAAAAATCCTCTATCTTTTCCTACTTGTGTTTCAACTTGTTCTAATTGGGAAACTAAATTTTCAGCTTCCTGTCTATTTGCACTTTTAACAAAATTATAATTTCTTTGAAAAGTGTTTTTTTCTGCAATCCCTTTAACTCCTTTTACAGCTTCTTCCATTCTTAATTCTTGTGGTGTAGGCGCAATGACACTTCTTTTCAATGGCCCTACCCCTACTTCGGTAGTTCTAGCCACTTGCGCCTCTTTAACTGCCTTTGTCTGTTCAGGGCGAACCAATTTTCTGATAAATTCTCCTTGTTTTGTTTCTAGGCTCTCCATCGCGCCTTTCTCAACAGCTTTGCCTGTTTTGATAAGGGTTTTACCAGTCGCTCCAGCAAGAGGTTCTGAAACTGCTTTACCCCCGCCAACAATCGCAATATTAACTATATCCTCAACATCTTTTGCGGTTTCAGGATATTTTTGTGCTAATCCCATCAATTTTTCCGTTAAAGGGGATATAGCTTCACCTGCCGCTTTTATAGGAGCAGTTTCGGAAAGTTTTTGAACACCCTTGCCAGCTAGTTCAATTCCCTGTTTAATTCCGGGAGCTTCAGTAATTGGGGCAAAAGTTGCTTTGGCAACCCCACCTACTGTTCTTAGTCCAGCACGAACTCCACCAAGTAATCCACCACCCTGAATATCAGTAGCCCCCTGTTTTATACCAGAAATTATATCCTGGCCAGCTTTCGCATATTCTTGTCCGACTCTTTGAAAATAGCCAGGTTGTTTTATGGGAGCTTTGGTTTCAATAGGAGTATATTTTTTCTTAAAGTCATCAACAACAAAACGAATATTACTATCAGATTCTTTATTCTGAACCATTTGTTGAACTATTCCGTCTAATTGTTTTCTTTTGTCTTCTGGTAGCATTTTAATAATTATATTTAGTTCTTAAATCTTGAGTGTTTGTGGCACTTCCAGTTTTTTGCAAACTTGCACCAATATTCATACTTCTACCTGCACTCTGTTGAAGAGATTTGTAAGTTTCAATATCTCTAGTAATACTACCAATTAAAGCATCTACTTTATAGAGAGCTGTGGTTGGTGTATCAGTCAAGGTAGCCAATATTTTCTTATACTTCTCCTCATCTTCTTTTCTAAGCACACCGCCTTCAAGGGCTTTACCTACTGTCTGGCGAACTCTATCTACATCAGCTTGAAGTTTCCTAGCCTCTGACCACGGATTCAAAGCGGCTAGTCCTTTTATTGGGCCTAGTTTACTTTCATTTCCTTGTATTTTAGTTTTTAGATATGCTAAATCATCTAGTGCCTTTTGAGTTTGAGCGACATTTTGGATAGCAGTATCTGATAATCCTTTCACTCCAAGATTAGAAGTATCATATTTATTAGTTTGTAGTTGAGTTATAACTTTTCCTTTTTCTGTCGGGGTTAAATCATCAAATAAACTAGGATTATCTATTATTGCTTGAGTGGTAGAAGATATACCGGTTGGTTGTTCACCAGCAGTTTTAGCTTTGGTATATGCAATATCAGCTTCCAACTTCTTATTCTCCAAGTCTGCTTTTAATTTATCTTGTGCTAGTTTTGTAGGAGCATTGGCAATTTCTTGCTCTAACTTCTTTATGTCTAGTTCTGCTTTCTGAATAGCGGCTAGAGATTCTTGAGCGTCTAAATATTGTTTTTGAGCAATGCCCCCTGTCTCAGCCAATGATTTTTTAGTAGCGGCTTGGGCGAGCGAAAGTTCAGCCATTTTTACTTGATTTTCCAGGTTGGCTTTAATTTCCTCTCGTTGCTGTGCCACTTGCTGTTCATAATCTTGCTGTTGGGCTAGTTGTTGCAGACCACCTGGCGCCAGTCCTAAACTTTCTTCCACTAGACTTGTATAATAGGGGTCTCCGCCGGTAGCTTGGTAAAGTCCGTTATATCCTAGATTTTCTACTAAATTGTTATAAGTCTCTTGGGCATTTTTATTCATTGTTTGCCCAATTTCAAATAACTTAACACTCATATTCATTTGTTTATCCAGTTGAGCAGAAGCGGCAGTTCTATCTTTCTCAGAAAGCCCTATCATCATATTTACTTGGTCTTGGATTTGGGCTTTTTGGTTTAAGAGATTGTTGTAGTTTTGCACCAGACTTTTGTTTCGGGCGATAGAAAGAGCCTGAACTTGTGATTCTGTCGCGAATCCGCCCGCTTTGGTGATTTCATTTCGTATGTCATCAGTCGTGCCTTCAATTACTTTCTTAGCATTTAAGAGTTGAGTGTTGATGCCTTGTATGCCACTAGTTTCTAACAGTTTTGTATATTCTTGGGTAAGAGTCTGTTGCTGATTTTGCGGACTCATATATTGTTGAACGTTTTGAAGTAAGGTTTGCAGTCCAGTATCGGCTTGGAGAGTGGTGTTTATTAAAGAAGTATTGGCACTTTGAGGAGATGGAGGCAATACATTTTGAATAGCCGAACTTGCAGGACCTTGAGTAGTAGGCGGTTCTTGCCCAGTTGCTCGTAAATTAGTTAAAGCAGTCTGAAATCTTTTAGTATCATCTTCCGAAGAAGCATAAGGACTACCTTGAGTCGCTATGTCATAATTTATTTTAGCTTGCGAAGCATCTTGAGTTTTTTGGCTTGCTTCAACTTCGGCCGGAGTAGAAAGTCCTGTGCCTGCCGCTTGTCCAAAATCCTCTCCTTTTGACACAGGAGCGAGTGAACCACCTCTGGCAACTAATAACTGACCAAATCCCCTGGATTGTAGATAATCCAAATTAGTGCCACCTGCGCGCAAAATATCGTCAAAATCATTCATTGAATCTAATTCAGGGCTACTGACTGATTTTACTTGATAAGTGCTTCCATCATTTCTGGTAGCTGTGTTGTATGAAGTTTTGTAAGTTGGTGTTGTCATATAATTATGCTACCACACTGCTAGTGGCAGAAACCCACGCATTATTACTATTTCTAAAAATTGGGTATCCTAAATCAGTCGCAAAATATTGTTGTCCAATCACGGAAACTTGCGGTCTGCCTGCGATTGAGCCATACATATTTACATATTTTCTGGGAACTACCTGCAAATCATCTTTTGGGGTGTCGGTTATTTTTCGCATAGTAAAAGCTGAACCTCTTAGTATTTCAGGCACCAACTTTTTAATTCTTTCGTCTACCGCTTTATTAAATTTTTCGTCTTGTGGTTCCATAATCATTTTCCTCCTGCCACATAATCAATTTCTATCTTGTTAATTGTAAAGTTGGCAGTTCCCAAGTTTTCAATCCATAATCCCAAAGCATAAGTGGGAGCTATTCCTGGATTATACCAAGCAAAGTCATTTCCGATTGTCAAATTCGTTCCAGCGATAAATGTTTGGCTTCCATTAGTCATTACTGCTCCATTTGAACCGATTAAATCTATTCTAAAAGAGTTATCGGTTATCCAAGGTTCGCCATAGACCCTAATTTCTTTTACCTGAATTTTCTTTGAAAATAATTGAGTCTGCGTTTGATAAATTGCGTTTATTAAAGAAGAAACAGTTTGGGGCATATTAGGGGAAGGACTAAAAATCCATTTATAAAATTTGTATTTTGTAGTCGTCGCAGAAATTTCAAGAGTTGAAAAATATGTTTTTGATGTGCTGACAATATTATTTGTATATCCATTTGAAGAAGAACCCACTCCGAGATTTGAAACTGCCAGACTAAGTGGTGTTTGAATAACGTCAATTTCGGGTTCAGTGGCCAATTGGAAAAATAAATCCCAATAACCTGGTCCAATTTCAAAATCATTGGAACCTAATACACAATAATCGGTTTCCATAAATCCTTCCCACCAAAGCGGAAACATCCAAGTTACCAGATTTCCTGTTGATGATACCGCACCCGGAAGGGGGGACAAACTTTCCTGCATACTCAGTTTTTTATCTAAAGGCGAGTAAACGGCAGCTCCAAATTGGTCATAACCAAATGTATATTGATAATTTTGAAACATTGTATTAGCGGTTAGAGAAAATGAAGGGAAAGTATCATAAGAAGTATAGCCTGTGTCTGTTCCATTCCATTTAAATATATAACTTTCGGAATTTGCAAAAAATGATGTATCTTGATTAGCGGAAGTTATATCTTCTAAAGCTAGACGACTCACCACTATTTGCAAATAAGTTCCATCGGGAGAAACATCCATATCCCTAACTTGTGTATTATCGGGAAAACTGGGGTCAAGTTTAGTGTAATCTGTTACAGTAGCAGTTGAGTCTATCTCGGCGATATTGTTTCCATTGCCCGCATAAAGTCTGCCGATAAATTGTTTTAGAGGTCTAGGCACTGTTTGTATCCAAGAACCAGCCACACCAACCACGGTTTCGCTTGTGCCATCAAAATTTATTCTAGTTACGCCCATATCATGTCCGATATAAATTCGTTCAGTTGAACCGAAGAAATCCATAAACCCGCCTCTGGTAAAAGTCGGAGAACCTATTGTAAGAGTAGTTAAGAGAACAGGATTATCGTAGTTAGGATTATTAGTCGCGGGGTCGTTTACTTGTATTTTATAGAGTCTGCCTAGATGTCCAATAGCGTAAACATAAAGTATGCCTGATTCTACCCGTTCTTTGCCTGCCATTATTAAATCGGTTATAACGGTTTCATCAGGGTCTATCCGTGAGGGAGCACTACTCCAAGTTAAATTTCCGGGTGATTTAAATGGGTTCGCCCCTGCACTATTTTGCACATAGGAAAAACCAGAGTTCAAATCTCCATCTAAATATTGAGTCATACTTCCTCTAAAATTATCTATTACTTTTGTCTGAATGTTCATATTATTTTTTCTACTATATATCCATCCACATCAAATCTTGACCCAGCGATAGAAGCTCCCCATTGAGCTGTCAATCCTAAAGTTTGGTTCGCCATGCTGTTTATAGAGGATATTGTGCTCCTAAAAGCATTTACTCCTATTATTGAAGTGCTATTTATACTTAACATATCTCTTCTTAAATCTACCAATAATTCACTTCGTTGGACATCACTGGCGGCATTAGCTAACACTGTCAGTTCAATTTTTCCTCCGACTGAAGGTGTTGAAGCGGCCACAGGGGCTAATAAGACAGAACCAATAGAGTTATTGCCATAATTTGCCCTGATTAAAAGAGTATCTGAAGGTCCGCCTACTGTGTATGCTGAAATATAAGCTGTGGCCCGCACAGCGTTATTAGTTGAAAGGATGGAAGCTGGAATTGTTACTGAAAGGATGGAAGTTTCATTAGTATTTCCGATTACTGTAACCACCGAAGCAACAGTGCCAAGTCTATTGGGACTGCCCCACCTAATACCAGAACTTTGGCTAGTGTCAGCGATAGGCACTAGGTTATTCGCTCCCACGCCTAATCTAGCCAAGACTGAACTACTAGTGGCTACGAGAATATCCCCTTTAGTGTAACCAGTTTGGTTTGTCCCCCCTTTATTTACACCTTGCACATGTCCTCCGCCATCCGAATCAGTTGCCCGAATATCATATATTAAAGTTCCTGCTAATGAAGATAGAGAACCGACAAAAGCCTGTATTTCCTTCAGCCCTGTGTTTTGGGCTGACTCAATACTGGAATGAGAAGGCGAGTTTAATCTTTCACTTGCTAGGGGGTCGCTATATACGCTTAATGTGCTGGGGTATGGCATTTTATTTATCTTCTAATTTATTTCTCATTGTATGTTTGTTAAGGGGGGTTATTCTATATAAATACTTGCATTTAAGGATACTGTTGTCGGATTTGTTACCCAAGTAGGACAGACAATCTTAATTTCTAATACATCTCCAGCTACCACAGCCGTAGATAAATCTGTTTTGCTGAATGTATTAGTTCCTCCTCCAAAAGTAGCTGTTGTTGTTATCGCAACATCGGTTGTATTATTTATTCTAATGTAAATAGCCACTGATTCTCCGCTACCTGCTGTTCCATCAACTTCAACCGAACCGACAACTGCTTTCAGATTCCCTGCTTTTGGAACTATAAATAATTGTCTTTGAGCTGCAGCATCACCAATTCCAGACGCTTCAGAAACTGTAATAGCTCCTGCTCTTGCCATAAAATAAGTCAGACCATCAGCAGGATTTCCTTCGCTCGTCCACATAGTTCCTAAACTATAACCAAGACCCCCTCCCGCCGCCTGAAAAGTCGGAGCTGCACCTGCACCATTTGAGGTAAGGACGTGGGTAGCCGTTCCTTTATTGGCGAGATTAGATAATGTTTTATTTACTCCTTGTAAGGGCATCTAAGTGATTTCAGTTATTCTAATAAATCCTGCGACCGAGGAAGAAAAATGTTGGATAACTCCCGAATAATTAAAGGGAACTTCATAGTAATCGGTGTCTTGCATAACAACTGTATGGTCAGTTACTCCTGCCATCAGACCTAATTTAACTAAAACTGAAGTTCCAGCTGTATTCATTATTGTCGCTCCTCTACGACCTGAATTTGATGCTAAAAGATTTAAGGTTGAGGCTTGAGTAGCAACTGAAGTAACTGTTCCTGTGGGTGCAATCGCTCCTGAAACAGAAGATATGACTGTTCCCGATTGAATTACTGGCACAGTGCCGATGATTGATGCCCCCACTTGTCCCGAAACTGACTGATTAGCAGCTGCCGTCCCCACAGTCGCGACCGAGCCTTGAATAATAGCAATGACTGAAGCATTACCCATATGAAAGGAAGCAACCGAGCCACTTATATTTAGGTTGGTATTAATGATTTCTGCCGCCACTGAACCTGATATTGGGAATATACCTCCTGCGATTGAACTTTTAACAATCCATTCGGGAGTGCCTTGGGTAACTGCTAATACGGACACAGGATTTAAAACTTGAACCGAAGCGGGATTTGGATTTACGGCTAGCACGGATACAGGATTTAATACATAAACTGAACTTGGATTTACATTTACCGCTCCGATTATAGAAGCCCCTACTTGTCCAGAAATAGAAGGCGAACCACTAAAGAAAACAGGTAAAACAGAAAGAACAGACCCAATATGAACTATTGGGCGTATAGCACTTCCAACAACGCTGGAATCTGCTGTTAATACACTCCCATAGCCGTCAATGAAATTATATGGCATAAATATATTTTAAGTTACTAAGGGTTTTGGTATTTTAAACCACGGACTTGCATCATACGACCTTGAATAAGTTAAAGGAATCATCAATCCAGTTATCATACCGGGGAAAATTCTTAACCCACCTACAGGTTTGGCGATATTTGTGTAAGCACTTGGATTGTATCCCTCATAAAAAGAAGAACTATCGTAAGCGACATCACTATTATCATAAGTATCCACATAGGAATTTACCTTTATGTAACTTGCTCCTGTTGGTTTTGCTACATTAACATAAGGCATAAATTTAATATGACCAACCGTTATCTTGTATTGTTGTCGCGACCATAGGCGACTGAATCCCCCGACTAAGGGTTTTAATAAGTTGATTGACTCTTTCTTCGTATTTATCGTTAAACATTTTTCCTTCCTCCATTTTATTTAAAGAGTAATAGTAAGAGGAGGCAACACGCCAACCTAAAGCTCGGTAATCTAACGACATTGGATAAGAAATCGTGTCTGAGGTAGCGGTATATTCAGTTGGTCTTAGGAAATAAAATATACGAATTAAACTGGTTACATTATCGCCAGAGACAGGGGTAGGAAATATCTCATACCAGTCTCCTCTATCATCAAACATTGGCGTATTTTTATTTTGATTAAGCCTTAGCCAAGAAAAAGAGTTTCCTCCCGATAGGTTAGACACATCTAATTGAGTGGCTGTAATGTAATTATTAGCATCGGTATCTTCATAATTTAGTTCAATCGCTTTCAAGAAAAACATATCTGTTGGATAAAGATAAGTTCCAATGTTTATTGTGCCGTCTCGGTATGCTTCTTGAAGTTGGGAAGCATCCACTCCATGACTAATAAGTTGCCTATGGAAGTCCAATAACCCTTCATTAGCGAAGATAATAAGATTAGTATCAGTTAATCCATTACTGTCGGTTTGAGCTTGCGCTCTCGCGAATGACCCTACATTCTCTAAAGTTGCCATAATTATTTTATATAATCTTCTTTGTTTTCATATTTCTTAACCCAGTTGCAATTTGCACATAAAATTTGATACTTGTTTGGATTATTTGCTATCTCTTTCAAGATATAACTATAATAATTACCTTTAATGGTCTTTCGTTCCTTAGTTCCACCACCATTTATATGGTCAACTTGTAAAGCCCTTATATCACTATACCTACATTTAACACATTTTTTACCTAAAATTTCATAAACGGCATTTTTAAATTTAAGATTATAGGCTTTTTGACTTTCACCTTTCGTTTTCTTTGTGTAGTCTAATTGAGCTTTTTTTCTCTTTTCTTTATGCTTTCTATAAAATCTTTTATATCTTGATTCTTTCATAATTACAGGTTAATACCCTGTATCTTGCCCACCTTTTATTGGTGGGCAAAGACAAAGCGTTATCCTGTAAATGCGGCTTCATAACGGATTATTCTGATGTATCCGACTGCATCTTCAAATCTCGTAGCCCCCAAAGTTACTTTACCAGCGATTGACTTGTAAAGATTAAGTGGGTTATTTGAATCTGCGGTAGTCGTCAGAATAGCCTGTGGTTGCTGGAAATATCCCCAACCAAATGACCTTTCCCCTAGAAGGGTAACCGGTAAGACATCAACTGTGGAGTTAAAGTAGTTCTGATAAGGATATTCCAAGAAACGAATCCCTCGGAATGTTCCAACAGTTCCTTTCTTTATATCTTCCACAGACGAGTATCTAGCCATATCTACCCAAGAGCCGGAAGCTGTGTTGCTCATCAAATCCCCCATTGTATTAGGGTGAATGACTCCGACATAGTAAGACCCTTCAAAAGGATTTAAACCTGCGGCATTTGAAGCTCGTAGGTAGGTTACTCCTCTTATAAGGTCTGACTGGGCAGCAGTATCACCTGCGGCCAAATCGGCTCTAGCAGTTTTTCCACCTGCATAGATAACTCCATTTGTCCCAGCGTTAGCGATAGTTTGCAGAACTCCATCTACCAACCTTGCCAATGCGTTGCGAACTTGCATAGAAGCATCATCAATCGTTTCAATTGCTGAGTTTCTAACCAACAGGTCGCTAATCTGGACTAGAATACCATACTGAGCTGGGCCTGCTACATAAGCAGCTGCACCCCAAGTAATGGATGTTGGGTTTGTTCCTTCCACTATTCCTGCGACACCTTGTGTAGAAGATACTGGGTATCCTCTGGCATCTGATGCCTGTCCGCCTTGAATAGACGCTCCTGCTCCCCAAACCGAACCACCTAATACAGAATCATACATAGTTCCACCAAGGGTAGAACCACGAATGTTGATTCTGACAGGCAACTGGTTAGTTTGAGGGAATAAGATACGGTCATATCCTTGAGGGACATCTCGTCTCATACCCAACTGGGCATATTTAAGGTCAGGTTCCAATACATCAATTTTCCCATTAATGTAAGAACGAAGGAGTTGCGAAACATCTGTGTTTGCCCCACCCCACCCTGACCCTCTAACTGTTACTGGCATTATAATTCCGACTTTACGGAATCCCTGATAAATTTAAAGTGTGAGTTCTCCTTTGTTTTCATAATCAAGTAATGCGGCTCGTCTTTCGTCTTGCGACATTTTTTCCGGTGTTTTGTCATCATTGCCTTTTATGGCAGTGGCGGCAGAACCTCCTGCTGCTTTTTCTTCTACTTTAGGTTGGGTGGGATTATACTTACCCTCCTTAGCTAAAATTGAAATCATAGCGTCTTCTATATCATATCCTCCTTGCACCTTTTCCCAGATTTTATCCTGGTATTCATTTGCACCGTGATACTTTATAGCAACTTGATTGAAGTTTTTAAAGAAATCTCTCTCCTTCTCTGCATTAGTTCTAGCCTTAACCTCTTCTTCTTTGGCTTTAGCTAGAGCATCTCGCTCTTCAGAAGCTATTTTAACCTTATCAGCGAGTTTTTTATTCCTATCTTTTTCTCTAGTAATGTTTTCGTCTTCTAAATCTAAATCTAAATCTTCCTCTACCATAAACCAGCTTTTTACATCAACTTGGTTCAGCGACTTCCAAGTGAGATTAGTCTTTTAATACATCAAACTTATTGCGGACTAAGCGATAAGCGAGATTAACCTGCTATTTCAAAACGTGCTCGGTGTTTGGTTGAACAGTCATACGAGTCGCATACGACTACTAGCTTTGGTCTCCCTTGGCTATCTTTGTCGTAAGGGTGGTCATGAATCTTCATTACCGAATACCTAATGACCTCATTAGGGTCTTTAGTAGGGTCGCAGTAAGAACATTCAATATTTCCCATATCCCTGAAATGCGGACAAAGTTTATATTGCATAGTGGCGGGTTGGTTTTTATCCAAAGTTCCACACCAATCGCATTGTCCTCCTTTAATCAAAGGATACATTCTCGTATAAGGAACTGTCTTTCCTCCTCGGCGTTCGGTCTCCCTCGGTGGCTGAACATTTGAACTCACAGTAGTTGGATTCATATATTTTTCCTTATAGCTGATAATTCATTCCGATACTTTTCTAGGAGTTTCTCTAGGTTAAATTTTTCTCCCCAGCGAATTTCTCCTTGTAATCGGAATATCTCTGTTGTGTCCTTCTCCTTAGCGAGTCGACTCTTCGCTTTAAATAAGTCCACTTCAAATACATTTTGTTGAAGAACTTTCCAATAACTTGAACCTGCTATGTTTTGTAATGCATCAATTACTTCTGTAAGTTGTGTTTCTTTCTCTCTGGAAATAACTTCCTTTGGATTAGGCACATCTTCCATTATAATTGAGCCGTTATTCATTAGGCTGTTCCTGACTCACTATTAACTTTAACTTGCACTCGCTCAGATTGAATACTTGATACAGCAGCCGTATATTGCAAAAATATACGACCAAGTGAACTAAGAATTGGAAGACCAGAAACTTCTCTTTGTCCAAGTGTTGATGCGGCGGCCGAGCCAATCGCACCTGCGATACTTCCAAAACTAACCACACTACCCGCAGCTACCACGCTGGGAACAACCACACCTGTTCTCATACCACTCCCTATTACCGGAGCAGAGAGCCACTGAGCATTTTCTGAAACAGCGTTTGATACAATACTCGTTCTAGCAACATCATACCAAGTTGTTCCTCCATCATCAGTAGTTTGCAAAACTGCACTTACCCCTCCACCAACAACAGACGCTATTAACTTAACAACAATATTATCTGTATCTTGTGGAAGATTAAATGTATGTGCTACTCCGCCAGATACTGAAGCTGGACCTCCATGTCCAGGAGCGTCGTTGAATACATCTAGAACTGTCTTTAAAGGAAATCTTATACCCATATATTTGTTTTGATTGTTTTAATAATTACTCGACCTTAAAATCCACTTTTTTTTACGGCTTTATCTATCTTAGCCATCTTTCTTGACATACCCTTTGGCACACCCGTCTCTTTCCTAAAATGTTTCATCATCATTTCTTTTTTCATTTTAGTATTCCTTAGTATTCCGTTAGGAGAACACTTGCTACTCCTATTGATTTAATTGCGACCCGATTATAAAGACCATTCAGCCTATTTACTCCTTGCACACTTTGCGGATTTGTATCTTGTCTCTCTATTGGAATAGCAAATCTGCGAACTGTCCCGGTTGGAATAACATGGTTAAAATTCGCTGTGCCTGCGGCACTAATAACTGAAGAAGCAGCTCCAAAAGCTACAACAGAACTTACCCATCGCATAACTGCCGGACCTCCCACAGCTGCAATTTCTATAGTAGTTGTATCGTGCGTTACGCTAATAACCGAAGAGGTAGAAGAGTTTTCACTAGCATACATGGCTAAAACCGAAGTGGCTGCAGGAAATTCCTGCATTACATTATTACCTTTATCATGAGGTAGAACTGGATATGGATTAATCATTGAATTTATCTATTAGTTCATTTAATTTTGCGACTACTTGATTCATATCATCATTTGGAAATCCCACACTTAATTTATCAATTTTTTTAATTTCCACCACAGACTTGGTTTCTGTGGTTTCAACTTTAACTTGTATCGTTTTCTGTTTTTTATTTTCTTCATTTACTTTTTTTTTCTTTTTAATCATACATTTTTCATCTCATTTTTTAATGGGGTTGCCATAGCCATAGGGCTTTGCTTTTCCGGGCCGACCTTTCCCTTACCCCCTAATTCTTTCCCTAATTCTTTTTGTTGTATTTCTTGTCCTTGCATTTTCAACATCATTTGTTCTTGGGCTTTCTGTTGAGCTAATAATTCTTGATGCCATTCTAAATGTAGCCATAACGACCAAGTTTTCGGTTGAACCATCATGTGTGTATAAATGTGCGTAGTATGGTTGTCTGTCGGTAATACATTCGGCATTTGGTCTCGTTGTAGCATCTCATTCTCCCCTTCAGCTTTAATTTCATCAATAGTTTTAGGCAACATTACATCAATAAGTGAAGGGTCTTGCAGGAATTTTGGAAAGAACACATGCTTATTGAAATTTCGCAACCCATCCATATCTAATGTTGTCACTAGAGCAGGATAGAGTTGCATTAAATCTCTGCGAAGCACTAACTCCTTATATTCTGCCCCTTTTGCGGAATATACCATGATACCGGGCGGAAAGTCAGTGTGGAAAACTGACAATTCAATTTCTTTGGTATCTACACCCTTAACTCCCACAATATTAGCCATTTTAGAGCCTAATTCAGAGCCATATTTAGCGTATCTATGAAACCAATGAGACCAAAACTCCGATTCGCCAAATTGTAAAACTTTAGATAAGAGAGACTGAGACATATCGTTTAATTGTTGGTCTAAAGCCGCTTGGGTCGCTGTTTGCTTGCCTCCTCCCCCCTCAGGTTGCATCGGTCTGCCTGCCCCAACAGGGTCTTCCGCTTCACTTTCTAAAACACGAATAAAGTTAATGAGTTCAGGCGACATTGCGCGTGCCTTATTTAAAGGAGCGACAGCATCATTCACATCACTAACAGGAATATGTTGATTAACCTGTCTTGATAAGAATTGGGCTATATCATCTACTTTATCTGAGTTATAGAGATATATAGGATTAGCTTCATCTTTAGCAGAGATATATGCAAGATTAAGCAACACAGATTTTGCTCGGTGCTTATCATCTAGTAAATCGGCAACTGAGAAAGGAAGTGAACTATGCGGCTGACGATAACTTTCTTTCACTACAATAGGCCACTTTGAATCCCCATCTTCCCCATCTCCTAAATCTAACTCTTCTTCCATTAAAATTTTAGAGAAGCTTTTATCTACCCAATAACAACATTTCATACCTTTATCGTTGTATGAATAGAACTCAAGTATCTGAAACACGTCTAATGTGCTTGGGTCGGGACTAGGTTCAATACCGGCTCTAGCTTGGTCTACAATAGTTTTGTATTCCCATAAATAATTTTCCACACCAGACGCTATTTCATTAACTTTCTTAATACCTGTTATTTTACCTTTCTTAATCAATTTCTCTAATTCCCATTTATTTTTAGTAATCCACTTCCAGTAATATCTCCACTCCTGCACTTCACTAACAATCGGGTCGTAGCCAAACACTAGTGGATTAATAACATGAGGACACATTATCTTCCGCTTTTTATCAAAATTATATGTTTCCATATAGCCTCGCCCATAGAATAGAGTATCCCAACACCAATCATAGTCTAATTTAGCTTTACCCATTTCAAGATAATCGGATTGAGCCAGAGTGTTATAAGCATTGATTTGGTCTTGATTTATTCCCTGTGAAGGTAAGAATTTAATCTGCAATTTATCATCATAAAGAGATGACATCACACGATTAAATAAAGTAAGCAAAAGTGTTGAAGAAATAGTCTGGTCACCCTTCTGTAAGTTAATTAAAAGTCTAAGTTGCTGTGCTTGCCTTTTCTTACGAGCTTGAAGAAACTCAAAACTTTCATTGTATTTTGTTTGGATATCTCCCACTAAACTATTTTTATCCATTACTTTATCCATTCTTGTAATAATTTAGGCTCTTCTAAAAAGTTATTACCCATTGTTGCCTGGCAGGGAGCAAATATCTTAATGCTCTCTTTGTCTATCATCACTCTCGGCTCCATAATCAAACGCAAACCATCAGCCCATAATTGAACTTTTAAGTGTTTAATATATTCAAGAGTTAAAATCTGTTCCTTAGTTGGTAATGTTTCTAAATTAGGTGCAAGTCTAAATTCAAATAATCTTATTAAAACAGGTTCGCCTTTACCTTTATCATGTATAGATTTTTGTTCTGTGATATCTTCTTTGCCATACCATTTAATATCTTTGACTGGAGAGTCAATGGCATTTTCTTCTACCAATTCAAAATTAGTTTTATCCATAAACATATTCTACTTGTTGTCAAGTATGAATGTCTATGTGGATAACTCACAATCGCTATAAATATTTATCTATTGACCTTTCGTCTTTCCAAACACTATCCATTTCGTCATAAAAAGCCTTACCACGATTAGCTTTTATAATACGTTGTGATTTGATATTTTTATCTGCTATACACATAGTTAATACTGCGGCATCAACACAATTAGGACTTGCTATACCTTCACTAAATAAATCTTCTTTGGGCTGGATAACTATTTTGCCATCCTTGTTCTTATACTTTACTAATTCAAATTCATTCCAACCATAGTTTTGTAAAAGTCTTCCACCACTCAACAACCATTTGCGTTCTCTAAAATGCCATTCCGCTTTCAAGTTAGGATATTGTTCATCCTCACTCTTTTCATTAAAAGCTACACCTCTCACGGGATAGTCCATATCTTTAAGTTTATCCCAAATTCCCTGCCCAACACCTGTCTTATCAACCACAATATAATCACATTTATATTTTCTATAATTCTCCATTATAACACCAACCAAGTCCATTGTGTTTTGCAATTTCTGATTGAATACTATTTCTTGCAGGTTGGCACTCTTAATTACTATGGCTGTATTATCCCCCCCCGCCGCAGGGTCTACACCCATTATCACATAACCAGTATGTTCTGCCTGAGTTGTTAAAACAGATTGTAATTCTCTGTCACTGATTAATCGTATATATCCTTTCCCATCCATTCCCTCGTCAAAAGCATCCCAGTTGCCTTCAAGGTATGCTTTACGCTGATTTTCCGGTAAGCTCTCAAGTGATTTATAATACTCTTTTGGTAAGTGTGGATTATCTGTAGGTAAGGCTGGCACAAACACAAATTCATATTGTTCTTTCTCATCAGGAGAAAATAATCTTTTGACCCACATATTTTTTACCCACGCTTCGCCTAAAGGATTACAGCCTGCTATAAATTTTACATCTTTAATACCAGGCCAGCGATGACGGGAACGCAACATATCAAATGTTGTTTTTGGATTTCTATTTATTTCATCAATAGCAATAACCGCAAATTCTACTGAAAGGTATTTTGCCGGGTCATCAAGATTTCTGAAAGCTATTAGTCCACTCCCATATTCAGGAGCTAAAACAAATTCGTGCTTTGCCTCATTAAACTTGCCTAACCATGTAGGAAATTCAAATTTGATTTTACTCAAATGCCTATCGTTAAGTGAGGGATAATCTTCGCAAAATACTCCTGCTCGTATTCCTTTAATATTATATTTAGCGTAATATTCCATTAACCACCATATAACACTCCAACGAATCCAATATGACTTACCTGAACCTACACTCCCACCAAACAATACAAACTTAAATCTTTTAGAGGCTTCTAGTGCCTCTGTTTGTTTAGGAAAAAAACGGCAAAGTTCTGACCACTTAATTTCCTCATCCATTTAATCTGATTATTTTACTTTTAAGTTCGCCGGATACTTCTACATTATTAGCAGGATTTCCTTCAGCCATTCGCCAAGTAAAATCTGGGTCCAACTCCTTTAAGTATTTTGCCTTATCCTCATCTGACATTTTTTCAAGCATCTCTTTAACAAATGTTTTAAGACTTTTACCTTTTGGTCTTCCGTTTGGATTAGCATTGTTCCCAGCTTGAAATTGATATTGTTTTAACCAATCATACGATTTCTTATGCGGTTTTATCGTATTTTCTTCATCCATTGTCTTTCTACTTCTTAAAAGCTTTTAATACTTTCCTTTTAATTGCACTACTCACTATTTTAGCACCACCTACAACATTTTTACCATAGTTTTTTACTCCTTTTACTACACCCTTAAAAGCATCGATATTCTTTTGCGCTTCCGCTCTACTTCTTGGTGCTCTACTTATTATTCTAATCATTTTCTTCTAATTCTTCGGAGACATCACCTCCGATACTTAGAAATAATATAGCTTCATTTACCGCATATTCTAGCACAGTTTTAACTACTTTAGTTGCATCTATAATACCTAATTTATACATATCATCTACCACTGTATTATCTAATGAATTGTATCCTGTTGTCAAATCTTTAGACTTTCTTATTTTATCAATCACTATATCTGGCTTACCCCTAGAATTTTCCACAATTTGTCTTAGTGGCGCCTCAATTGCTCCAAATACTATATTATAGCCCAATTTTTCGTCTTGTGAATGTGTTTGGATGGGTTGTATTTGTTTTGACCAATCAATTATATTTTTTGAAGCGTGAATAAACGCTGTATTCCCCCCCATTACAATACCACTTTCTAAAGCTCTCTTGGTTTCATTTACACCATCTTCTATCTTTAATTTTAAGTATTTTACTTCATCTTCACTAGACGCACCCACTTTAATTACCGCTATACCATTCTGTAATTTAGCTATTCTTTCTTGGAATTGGTCTTTTTCCCATTTATTTGGAGTCATTTCTTCTCTGACTCGTAATGTAGTTATCCAAGTTTTTACATCTCCACCTAGAATAATAGTTGAATCCTTTGTTGATACCACTTTTTTAATCTTGCCGAGTTTTGGTTCTTGTAAGTATTCAGTCCACAATTCTGCCCCTGTAAGTGCGCATAAGTCCTCAAGGCAGAACTTCTTGTTATCTCCAATACCGGGTGTTTTAATAGCTAGGGTGTTGAATTGTCCCTTTAGTTTAGCAAACACACATACACTCAACGCTTCTCCTTCTAAATCTTCAGCAATAATCATCAAATCTTTTTTACTCTTTTTAAGTTCAGATTCCTTAATTAGTGAATCATAAATTGGTTGCAAATCTCTAAAAAAAGATAGTTTTTTATCTGTAATTAAAACAGGTATATCTTTGTATTCCGCCTCTTGCCGGTTATTGGTTATCATATAGGGCGAGATAAATCCCTTATCAAACTTCAATCCCTCGGTTATTTCACTTGTAATATCAAATGAATTAGATTCCTCAACTGTGGCTATGCCATCCCTACCTATCTTTTCCATTACTTCAGCAATAACTTTACCTAGTTTTTCACTTTCGGTTGAGATAGTAGCTATTTCTTTGAGTTTGCCTTTAACCAGTATAGACATTTTATCTAATTGTTCGTGTATATCTTTGACCGCTAACTGCATACCTTTTTTAAGTTCATTAAAATTAAAGCCCCGATTAAGTAAATCCATACCTACTTTGATAAGTTCCTGATAAAGTATTGCTGTTGCAGTTCTCCCACCACCCACATCACTGGATACTTTACGCACTAATCGTTTTACCCTTTCTGCCCCTTTGTTTTCTGTTGGGTCTTTAAGTATTATGTCTTCAGCTATTCGTCTACCATCATTGACTGTATTCCCATTGGTTAGAGACACATTTTTACCTCTTGGACCAATAGTAATTTTCATTAAATCCACCACCTTGTTTATTCCATCTATTTGTTTTTGTTTTGAAAATGATATTATTTTTGACATACTAGGCTTGTTAAAGATACTAATATATAGTCCTCCCCGTCTAGTTTAACATTTGTTCCATATTGAAAATAAACTTCATCGCCCTTCTTTAAGTCAAAGTCATAATCGTCTGTCTTTCCTTTGAAGGGGAATGCTATTTTACCGAGCTTGATAGCATCTTTATCTTGATAGCCCCAAGCATTTTCTTGGGGAATTTCTTTTAGTAAGAGTTTAAAACATTTCATAATTTAATTATATATATTATTTTAATAAATGCAAGTATTTTGACCTATTTTCTTTGAGATAATCTGGCCATTGACTTTCGTCCACTTTATATGTAAAGTCCCGACCAAGAAAGTCCCGATTATTCTCTATATTTTCTTTTAACTCATTCAGCACTCTAGGATGGGCATAATCTTCTTCAGTATAACTATCTGTTAGTTTTTTAGCAAGTCCATCTTTAAGAGAGGTAAAATGCCAACCAGCCTCAAAAATGGTATTTTTTCTTTCATCGTTATTCCGTAAGTGATTCAAGCATTCACCTTTAATATCTCCATACCTCGCTTTAATTGTTCCCCAGAACACTTCGTTAGAGCGATTATTCAGCCAATAAGTATAAACCCTCAATTTGAATTTAATAATCTTGTATATTGATGTGGTATAAAATAACGGCTCAACTATTTCGTCTGTGTCCCCAATAAAAACTATATCATCGTCTTTCAAGTGAGTTAGGCAATCTTTTATACTCTCCTTTTGCATAAACTCTCGTTTCCAATGTTCTGCTCCCTTTGTATTAGGAGAATTTTCGGCTAGTTCTTTGTATTTCAAATAGTCTTTTTCTTCTAGCCCGTGATAATAAACATTCTTAAAGTTATATTCTATAAATCGCCACGGTTTTGGTTGCCCGCTAAATGTCTTATCAAACTCCACCACAATAAATTCATCAACATAATCCTTTAAGATATTGTATCTTATTTCAAATAAATCTTTCTCCCCGTTGTATATACAAACATCAATTATCTTTGGCATAAAACATTTCTATATCCTATATACTTCATCCAGAAATCGTTATTTAATAATTCGTGAAAACACCACCTATCATTCCAATGTTCATATTGAATATAGCGACATATTTTAATAGCTTCTTTCCCCCCCAGCAAAACCTTGTAATCCCATCCCTCAGTATCTATCTTGAGAAAGTCTATACGCTTGATATTATTTTCTTGAATATACCAGTCTAATGTTTTAATTGCAAGTGTAGGATTGGTAACAGGTAAAAGAAATGACTGTGTAGTGGGGTCATAAGGCAACTCTTCAAATTTATCTCCCAAACCATAATTATTTAGGTAAACATTTTTTCTGTCGCCTACCTTTGCTTTTAAGTCCGCAAAGAACAAGGGGTTCGGCTCAAACAAGTGATAAGTCGCCTCAGGAAGAATGTTAAAGTAGTCTATGTCTGTTCTTGCCCCCACATCAAAAACAACCTTAATATCTTTAAGGGATTTAAATATCTCTAATTCTTCTGGGGGGATAGAGGATTGTTCCATAAATAAAATAAATTGCGTTCCAAAATTTGGGCGTCTCCCGGATATACATCCCACTCTAAAAACGACCTTAATTTTTCATAGAATTCTTTTGGATGTTTAAGTATGTTTTCTTTGGGTATTATGTAATTTGAGCCAGGAGCAAATAAATTATAATATCTTTCGTTCATTTTAAATATATCCATTATCTCCTTAGTGTGTTTCGCTGGATGTGAACCAAGATACCAATAATCGTTAATTTCTGCGTAAAGACCATTTTCATACCAGCATATTGGTAAATATGTTTTATGGTTCTGCGTTAGTAAGGGCGTAAAGGTTGTGTTGTCTTTTACTTTGTCAAACTCTTCCTTGGTAATGTATTTAAATAAGTTCGCCTTGCTGTATAAAGCAACATCAGGCAGGTTGTCATAGTTATCTATTATGTAGGTGAATTTATCATACAAATCACTTCCTATATTCGGTGTGGGAATGGAGTTAGAAATTTTCTCTTCGCTTCTATCATAAAGAACCACATCATCAGTATAGTCCTTTACCCAGCTTATATCATGATTGTATCTTGATAATACGAAGAGCATTATTTTAATTTTCTACCATAAGTATCCATTTTCTTATTAAAATATATTTTATATAATTCTACTAGGTTTCTTGCCAAACTTCTTCTCTACACTAGCTTGTCCTGTTCTCCGATGTTTGTTGATTAACTCTTTTATTTTCTCTTCAGAATAGTAATCATCCCCCATTGAGTCTTTTAGTCGAATCCCATGAGTTTCATACTTGTGCACAATCAATTCTTCATCTTCCAACATTTTACATAATTTACATCTCATATATAAGTAAATTGCTTATAATAATTTTGTGGAAGACACCATATGCCAGTATTTCTTCTAGCCCAAAAATGTGGGGCAATTGTGTATCCGCTATTCAATAATCTAGGTAAAATATAAAAAGAAGAATTGGCGATAATAGCGTATTTAGCAAAACGAATACTTCGCCAGTTTATACCTATATCGTGGATTATTTTATAATCAGGAAAGAACTGTTTTGCTAGAATTTCATCATCAGTATGAACCTCAAACTTCATATTTATATTCTTCCGCAACATTAAAACTTTCGCTTCTTCCCAATATTCTTTAGTGAGAAATAAATCAGGAAATACACTAAATTCTCCCCCTCTAAATCCTATTACACAAACATCATCAGGTATATTTAAAGGTTCTACTTTTAACCATTCGTCTATTTCTTTCATTCGGTGTCCAAAGTAGCGTTCGTCCTGAAATTCACCATCGATGACAGTTCCGTCTTCTATAAAATTAAATTCTGGGTCATAGCTTCGTATGTCTACACCGTTTTCTACCACTTTTTTTTCCAGCCATTCTTTTGTCGGCCATTTTTCTCCTTCGCTCCAAGCAATAGACCTTACATTTTTTATAAAATGTTCTCCTTTAAATAAAGAGAAGTTTTTCATGCTGTATCCTACTCCTTTATCCAAGGCCAAAACTCTAGTCGCTACATAACGGTGCAACTGATTGCCTAATCCACTTCCTTCGTGAAAAATACCACAAATCATATCATTAAACTTCTATATTTCTCATTGCGACCTGGCATTGTATCATGCAAGTGAAAAGCGAAAGGACTTTCCACATCTACATTCTCTGGTATATCTAATTCTCTGCCAAACCATTTGGCTACTTCAATCGGCGCGTATCTAGCCCCAAAATGTTGAAAAAGTCTGCGGTTATGGCAAGTTAAAAATCCATCTTCGTTTGTATTTCCGTAGTAAGGTCGCCATACTACTTCTAAGGCGTAAGGTAATTCTAGTAAATCTTTACTCCTTATACTTACACTATTTCCAACTCTAACTATTTCACCGTCAGGTGTCTGGTAAGAATAATCATCACTTGGTAGTGGCCACGGCGCGCCAATATAATCATAATTCAAAAATTCCGGCTCCCAACTTTCAGGATTAACCACAAAACCATCAGGATGCACTAACATACAAAACTGTGTATCTACGAAATGTCGTAATTCAAACACAATAGCGTGATTCCATTCGTCTATGGTATTGCATTGTATCTCGGTAATAAGTTTAACTGCTCCCCATTTTATACCTTTTTGACTTTGTTGAAGAGCGTTATACATGCCTTCTACATTTTTTGTCCCAAGTGCAATGAGCGTAACTTGCGGTAATTCTAGCATTTGTAATAATCCTTAAAAACTTTTATAATATAATCCAAATCACTTTTCTTTAGGCGTGGGTGTGTGGATATCCAAAATGAATGTTTTAGTATGTAATTAGCTTCGGTAAGTTTTCCGCTTATCCTAAACTTTGAATGACGGTAAGCAGGATGAAGTGTTATATTGCCAGCAAACATACTGCGAGTTTCTGTGCCGTGTTTTTCAAGATAATCTACAAGTTTACCTCTATCTCCATAACAGGTAATTGGAAAAGAAAACCAGCATACATCGGTATCCGGCAACCAATCAGGCATTAATAAATCTTCTAACCACATTAAACCATTATATAAATAGTCAAAGTTCTTTTTCCTTAATTTTTTTATCTTATTGGTTTTTCTTAACTGCACCCTCCCCATAGCCGCTTGAAGTTCTAGGATTTGGAAGTTGTAGCCTATTTTGTCGTAGACAAAACGAGGGTTGTAATCTTTCGGAAGTTCTTTTACTTTATGGGGTTCTATTGTATTTGCTTGTCGCCCCCAATCTCGGTATTGTCTAACTCGTCCTGCAATTTCTTTATCATTAGTGTAGATTCCTCCACCGACTCCCATGCTAACAATATGTGCTGCATGAAACGAAGTAATTGATACATCACCAAAAGAACCCACCTTTTTGCCTTGTATAGTAGAACCCCAACCATCACAGTTATCTTCGATGACTTTGACATTATATTTCCTAGCCACTTTCATTAGTCTTGGCATATCGCAAGGATTGCCCACTGCATGAACAGCTATCACGGCTTTTACTTTGCCTTTGCTTTTAATAATTGCTTGTTCTACTTCATCTACATCAAAGTTATATGTGCCTACTTTTGCGTCCACCACAACAGGAACGAGAGAACACTGAAGAATGATATTGTATATAGTAGGGAAAGTAACGGCCGAGATGATAACTTCGGAACCTTTAGGCAACTCCAAAGCACTAAGAGCCAAAAGCCCAGCACAGCTACCACTAGTAGTAAGTATTCCATATTTTACACCGAGGAATTTAGCGGCTTCCTGTTCCATTTTTTGGGCTTCGGAAGCAGTCTGCCAATTTCCTGTTTTACGGCTTTTGTTAATTGATTTTATAATTGCTCTGATTTCACGACTATCTATCAGAGTCCCTCCATAGCGAAGGTCACGTTTCATATATGATTTTTAGAAATCCAATTTGGGTGGTTCTGTTGCCACTCAATCGTGGACTTCAAACTATCTTCAAATGAAACTGGCGACCTCCAGCCCATCTCTTTTAATTTTGAGTCATCAAGCCCATAATGAGGGTCATGCCCCATTCTGGTTTTATGGAAGTTGACAAGTTTATATTTTAATTCCTTGCCCATAAGACGAGCAATAATTTGAGCTAATTCTAAATTATCAAGTTGTTTACCAATTTCACTGTAAAGTCTATGAAGCTGCTTATTAGCTTCATTCTCGCCTACTTGATTAGTCCACTTTGTAAGTTTACCAATTTTTTGTTGGAAATTCCATAATTGTTTTGCATTCATAGTATCAATTGGGACTTTGCCTATAATTTTAACTTCACCAGATACAATATCCGGTACCGTTTTATTTACTAAATCCTGCATTTTGGCAATATAAGTTTTCTGAGTGGCCGTATCTACATTTTTAGCAGCAAAATCATCAAGATTCTGTTTTATTAAATTAGTAATATCTACAGTTTTCATATCATCTGCGCCCTTAACAATAGTTTCAATAGATTTTCCAGCTGCATTCTTAACTTTAGTAACCTTAGTAACCAAATCATCCCATGTGTTAGCAACAATACCTTCCTTTGCAACTGCTAAAGCAGGGTCTTTCCCAAATAAATAAGCATTTTTATTTGGCTTAATGAGTTTAGCAATTTCATTTCTAGCAGTCCTTACCCTGCCATTTTTCAATAAATTCGCAATTCCTTTAAATGCAACTCCAACAATAGGCATAGCTCCTGCGATGCCCGCTGTTATTCCAGTTGTAGGAGTAATTTCCCCTTCCTGCATAGCTGAAATCCCGCCCGCTGTTAATGCTTCAGCTCCAACTTTTGCACCTAATGATAAAGCTCCTTTTGCCATTTTAGGTAATTTGGTTGACGCTGCAAAGATTTCAGTAGATTTACCCGCTTTTCCAACAACCCCCATAGGTAGAAAAAATTCAGCTATTTGTTCTATTCCAAAACCTGCATCCTGTAAGATTTTTGTCGTTCTAGTAATATCCTCTCTTAATTTTGTCATTTTTTCAAATTCAGGCGATTTATAACCTAATTTTTCAGCAAAAGGTTTAACAATTACGTCCAGCCCTCTTGCTCCTAATTCACCTGCACCCAAAACAGTAGATATTACACCTTTTCCTGCACCTTTCGCCACTTCGGCAAAAGGAGAAGACATTTGCATTTGTGCATTACTTAATTCTTTTTCAAGTTCCTCAGCTGATAATCCAGCCGGAGGAATAATCCCCATTTCATTAAATGCTTTTGAAGCTTTCGCAACTCTACCAAATTCTATATTATGTTCTTCCACTTGACGTTGACTCCATACCTTAGCTAATTCTATATTCTTAGGCGTAGAAGACATATTTGGAGGCAATAAATTATT